CGGCAACAGAAAACCAACACGTCAATAAGACATCCCACCTCCACAAGCGCCAGCCATTGTGAACGATGAGGACCGCAGTGCCCAGGTCGGGGGCAGCCGGGGAAGAACATAAAACACACCCAACAATATTTATTGTTTGTTTGTTTGTGCAACACTAACTAAAAGCACAAAATTACGTTTCAAGTTGAAGGAGGGGGGACGTTACTACCCCGGGCACTAACCATTGGCCCCTCTGCCCCTGTGACACGTTGTGATGTCAAGTCCCCCATTCAGGTGGTAACTCGTCCCTCCCGGAGCGGTGCGATAGCCTTCATTAAGTCCCCAAAGGACGCCACCCCGTTACACACTTCACCCATAGGGATCCGTGCACTGGCCTGCACATCTAGGGCGCAACTCCTAGGTAGCGCGGAGAGAACACACACTCAAAAGTAAGAACATCCAACAGCTCAGTGTATCAAACACCCAGGGCAATGGCGGCCGCTCCCGCTGCCATGCCCGGGCGTACCGCCCTGTACGCGGCTGCAGCCTGCATGCCAACTCCAATGGCATTTGAGGCAACAGCCAATCCGGAATTGATTGCCGTGGCGACCTTGACGAACGAGCTCACACCCTCAGAAGGATGGCTCCGCGCAGGGTCCTCACTCACAGCACGTGATAAGCCCATGAATCGATCTTCACCTGAAGCGCCCATTTGATCATGAGTCATGGCAAACGTGTGGCCCAGCGTGTTAGCTGGGTACCTAGCACCGTCCTGTCGATGAATGCAAAAACGCAACGTCTGGGCTGTAGTGGTTTGTGGCAATGAAATGAGGAACCCCCGAACAGGAGGTACCCCACCCAACAAGCCATCCCCATACTGCCCTGCTGTATACGTCTGAGCAACGGCTGGGTAAGCGTTGTTCAATGACGAGGAAACAATGAGGTTGTACGCGTCGACTGACTGCAACGCGGAACCACTCGTGCCATTCACAAGTTGGTAGAAATCATAATACTTGTTGTATCCCGGGTACGAGGCTGGAGCGGATACGAACTCACGCTCCTTGGTCAAATCGGCGAGCGCGTACTCCTGGGTGTCGGGTGAGGCATCAATCAGAGCCCCAAACTGGGTATCCAGATCAACGGCAGGGTTAACGCTCGTAGCTTGAAGCGCTCCCAAACCGAACTGGGCCAGTACCGCGGTATCCAGGCTGTAAACTCGCATGCTCCCACTGGTATTCACAAGTTGCCCAATGTTCTCGACAGTCCACGACATACGAAGGGGCCGCACCGAAGTGGGCCCAGAGCTGGTCAACGTCCCGAAAGTAAGCTGCACGAAATTGGACGTGACTGCATGGTCAGACCAAATCGCGGCAACAGGGGACGGAGACCACGGAATCCAAATATACCTATTGGAAGCCGTCGCAGTCTGAAATGTGAAGCGAACCGTAGAGTTCAGGCAAGTGTAATTACCGAACGAAGTGCGTAGAGGGGGAGGAATCTTCATGGTGGATGCGGACCAAAAGGCGAAGAGAGCCTCGTCCGACATTGCCTCCACAACCTTCTTCCCCATCAACGCGGTGGCTGCGCGGCGTTTGGCGCCCTTGGGAGCTTTCCCTGGGCCCCTGCCCATTGCCGCACGGCCCTTCTTCTGCGCGGGAGCTTGGTCGCCGAAGACATAACTGAGTCCACAAGCGCGTAATGATGAGCAACAAAAACACAATGTCTTCCCTAGCGTTAACTGCAGCGTGACAACCAGAAGCCCAGGGCGTGGCCGTACCCCGGGTCCAAGAGAGAGACGCCTCACGAAAGTTCTTGAGCAAAATCGTCGTGAGTCATTTACACAGCCGGAGATAAGATGGTGAGGGTTTCCCAAGCACGGAGGACGACATCGCCTCAACACAACGTGCCAACACCATCCTGAGAGCAACAGAAGCACTCCACTATCTCCATGTTTAGGGGTTACAGGCATCCCCCCCTTCCCTAGCCCAGTGTCGGCCAGCCATCCGCTAATGGCACCTCCCGGTTGTATCGGAGGCAGGGTTATGCGGCGTACATCCGTAGTCATTTCTGGGAACCACACCCCGGTTGCAGGCTAAACAAAGGCCAACCCTGCAAACGACGCGCCGTGTTAATTCACGTGTTACCTAAGGGCAAGAAGTTTTACCTACTCCATGCCGGCTCCCAACCGCGCGTGCCTGATCCACCCACCCTGGACCATCGCGGTAGCTTTCGCTGAGTGTGGGGCGCTACCCCCAAGGTCAGCTCGTCAGAAGCTCCTCTCACCCTCCCGGTCTCGCAACGGGCGGACACCCCCCAAATAGGTCCTAGGGGTGCGGTAAACCATGAGCACACTTACAGCGGGTTGTCCACATGGGCCCGGATCCATGTGGCGTCTCCTACGTCTCTCAATTGGGTGAAAATTACATTAACTAACAACGGAAAAATGGTGGCGGGACCCGCTGGCAAATGCTATCTTACGACACTTGCCAGGGTTACCAGGCTACATAGCCCCACAGACCCACCTAAATCACCATCCGCATCCTCGCCCACGCGGCCAGGAAGCTGTCATCGCTCGAGATGCCCACCTCGTCGACGAACTTGATCACCGTCGCGGCGTCAATGCCCCCACGCGGACATGAACCGATGATCTCACTGAGAAAGGCTTTTGTGGCCTGCCTATCTCCCTCCTTGTCATAGCTGAGTCTCTCTCTTTTCCGCTCAATGGCGCGGTAAAACCCTTCACCGTCCAAATCGCCATAAGTCTCCTGCAACTCGTGGGCCTTGTACCCAATGCCCTCCACACTGCTAAGATGCCGCCTCTTAGCCACAAGTGCGAAGTCATATGCCCGTTTACACAAGCCGTACAAGGGCGGGCAATCCACGGATGAAGACATTGCGGAAAGCGCCTTCTCCTGCAACGCAATGAGCGCGTTGTCTCTGCGCCCTTCACTCGTTGCCATCTTTGCCCTGATGACGTTGAATGATATCGACAGAGAATCAAGCACCTTGCGGGGCTTGTTAAAGACCCGGCAGCGCACCACGCTTCCAACAGCGGTGGCAGCGCTGCCCGTTGGACCTCGTTGCGGGGCGAGAACACGGTACGGAACGAATAGCCTGGACACAAACTCGTTGCGCCCCCAGACTTCGACCAAAGCCTCAGCGGTGGACTCCCTCCCCCGCACAGTTTGAGGCTCAAGCACGAATCCGAACTTGGCATACGCGTCAATCCACACCTGGACAAACCTATCCTCCCCCACCATCTTGATGAAGGCCTCAGACAGGTACTGTGACCCGTCATCACCCTCAGCCATAAGGTCCAGCAGCCGCTCTGCACTCTCCTCCAGGACGGCGTTCACCTGCTCCAACGCGCGCTCTAGGGCCCAACCGCATTCATCAACCAATGTGGCAACCATAGCGCACAAAGTGATGACCCAGTTGGTTATATAATTACACACAGACGTGCCCCTGTCCCCTGACATTCGGCACCAATTCTTTGAGGTGATTTTGCACCCGTATCCTCTCGCTGTGTGTTGCTGGGCGTTCCTGTCCTTCGCCGCAGCCCTGCCCATCACGCTGTTGAGCTCTCCCGATGCCCAAGTGCACAGTTTGTTCTCTATCCGCTTGCGGATCTCCCAGCGCACTGACGAATCAAAAGCGCCGAAGTCGGTATTCAACCGAAAGAACTTCCTGCCGCTGATCATCAAGCTAACGCGGTCCGCCATGCGGGCCGCAAGCTCCCCCGGCGTGGCATGCTTGACTGACCGCTTCTCAAAGAAGGGTATAGCAAACAACACGTGCTCGAGGAGACCAGCGTCGGCCATATGTATGACCGTGCCTATGTCACCGCCGGACAAGATGCCCCGCGGTTTCATCTTGGTCAACGCCTCGTTTTTCTTGATAGAGGCAGTCTTTGGGAGGCCGGTTTTTCCACTCCTGGCCACATACCTTGGGGCAGAGTACAATAGCGCCTCAATGAAGCGCTTACTCTTCCTGAGCTCATCCCACTTCTTGCTCAAGCCCTTGCAAAAATCCATCTTCATCTCTCGGGCCTTCTGCGGCAAAATATCCTTGGCCTCCTTCTTGATGAAAGCTTCAACAATAGGGAATACGGCATCAATGATATCCAGATACGCCTGCTTGACCGGCTCCCTCTGGGGGAGATGCCTTGAATGGACGGCATGCAGCAAATTAGCCTGACACGCCGCCGCCGCATACACCGGTTGGGCTGGATCTGAAGCCAGCAGCTGGATAGCCTGTGGTGCCACCGTCCCATCGACAATGGCGGCGTCCAGTATGCCCGGAGAAGATGCCTCTGCCTTAAGGATCCCCTGTTTCACTTGCTCAGCTATGACAAGTGCCTGGTCTTTTGGATGTAGTTCCGCGAACTCAATGACCTCCGCACGAGTGGTTTCGTCCAAGACCAGGTCCTTCCACTTCGTCGGATCAGATTCGTACCCAAAAATCAACGAACCAAAGCCACAGGTATCATACTCACCTTTCGGACCACGTGTCACTGAAGGCGCGTCCTGAATAACGGGCTCATCACCGGCGGTCTCACGCGCCAGCGGTTCATCGTCCAACACACCAGCGCCCCTGCCATCATCAGCACCATCTGAATCCGGACAAAAGCTAAATGGTCGGCTCATGGGCACGGGCAGAGTGGCGTCCTCGACCACAGACTCCATTTCTGCCACAAACCTGACAACGCGCGCCTGTACAGTTGGCGGGCGCGGGTCCTCGCTCATCTCGAGTCCTTCATCGGTATCTCCCAATGTCATGTCGAAGTATTGCACTCCGCTTTCTGGTGCGCCATCCACACGCCCCCTCGTTTGATGAGCTCCTGGGCAGAGGTACACACTGCCAAACTCCCCTTCCATCCCCAGCCCAACGTGTACCTCGTGGGCAATCCTGCTTTCCGCATCTGGATGATTCTTTGGCCCGTACTGGCCAAGGCCATTGCCTCGCCGACGCCACCAAGCCTTGAGATTCCTCATGAAGAGGCCGTCTCGCTCCAGATACAAGGACGCTTCTCCCTGGCCGACGCCACTAACATACCGAAAGTGGTAAGGATCCACTTGGCACGTATGCATCGCCCAAAGATGCAACGCTGTCGCGTGCACTTTCAGCGCCCGCAATCCATTCAAATCTTCGTGTCCGCCATTGAGGTCGATCACTTTCTGAACGGAAGCTGCGTACTTCAGGAACATCTCCTCACACCGATGCCACACATTACCCATTGTCTTGCCGTCGTTGATTGACGCCTGAACAGTGTTGATAACCGCCAGGCTTTCCATGACCTCTGTGGAGAGAGTCACGCATATCATTTCAACCCTGGGGCGGGAACAGGTGAGCGCGCGATCCATGCAGCGCACAATCCTGGACCCCTGGTACCGAAACCAATCGCCACAATTCTCGGTGAGTTCGAGACGATGGTTGTTGCAACGGTTTATCGGCACCAGGACAGTCACCATTCCTTTCTGGCCAGCCAGATGGTGACTGACGCCCGCGCCCAAGCAAAGCAGACAATCGGGCTGGTCGGCCGTCAGTCTAAACTTTTGCATGTACGCTAGGCCAGCAGACAACTTCTTGTCGGGGCATTCGGTTTGCTCAAGCACGTCCGCCCTGTAGGCAGTCGACGAGGTAGTCATCACGTCCCGGGTGGGGACTCAAGAGCGCAAAGTCGCGAGACTAAGCAGGCCACAAGATCGGAGATCTTG